CGGCGATTTTTTCACCTTGCAATACGTTGTTAGCTTGCAATATTACGTCGTTTAGGTTGGCTGTTTGCAGATCAGCATCTAGCCCCTGAATTTGCACAATGCTTTGTTCAATCGTGCCGTTTATAGCGTCTAGCTTTTGCTCTACGGTTGCAAACTGTGCATTAACGCTACCCTCTGCCGCGTTAAAGGCGGTGATTTGGCTTGTAATGTACGCCTCTGCGCCATTAATAAACTGCTGCGCATTGTTCGCTTTTTGAAGGGTTCCGTTTGCATCAAACGATTGTAGCGTTGCACTTACTTGGTACGTTGTATCAAAGGTATTTAGTATTGCGTTTACGTTTGATTGCGTTTGGTACCCTAAATTGTTTACCCAATTGGTTGTTGCATATTGGGCCATTACACCGGTGGCCGCATCAATATCATTTTCAAGTAACGTTGCGCGGGCGGTAATGTCATTAAGCGCTAAATCGTTTACGCCGCGTTTACCCACTTCTATAAAATCAACGTCCACATGGCCTAGGTCGATTGTTAGTTGTGTGATCTCGCCGGTGTAACCTTCAATGCCACTTAAATCAATGTTTTTAGTTTCCCAGCTTTCGCCCTCTGGCTCTAAAATATTTACGAGCAGCTGATCAGCGCCTAAGTAAATATTACCTAACCACGGCTGAGCGGCTTGCTTTCTAAAGCGTAGGCGTAACATTGGGTTTTCGTCGGCTTGGTAGCTAAGCGCAGGGGTATTAACTAAACCGTTTAGCGTTACATACCCTAAAGCGTTATGGGTTACGTTGCCCGTAAAACCCTCTGTGGTGGTGTTAAAGTGCCAGCTATACGCAGGGGTTAGCGCTTCAATAGCTCCGGCTATTTCTGTGCGAACTTCGGTAAACGTGGCGCGCAGATTTATTTTACCGTCTTGAACTAATAGCTTTGCCTCGGCTTGGGTTAAGCGGTTATCACTCGACGTTATACGGTTAGCTTCGAGTTCAATACGTGAGTTTACACCGTCAATTAATACGTTTGCCTCAGTAAAGGCTTGATCTGTGTATGCAAAGGCACGGTTTACAATAGTGCCGTTTTCAGGGTCGATATATACGGCAGCATCAATTAAGCGCTCGTTACCTAATTGCCTGCGTTCGTACTGTTGACGCCAATTTGTATAATTTGCTGATAAATCAAAAATACCCTGTTCTATATCCGTGCGGGCTTGGCGTTCTAAATTTAGCTCGTTAATAGTACGGGCCAGTACGTCGGGTATATTGTCCTCTGTATCAGGGCGCAGGCGGTCTACTTGGGTGTTTATATCTTCGATAAGTGTTTGAGCGTCGTCGCTTAATTTTTGTAGCGGTATATCGTCGATATAATCTAATAAATCAGATAATGACGTTTTAACGGCCACATCTACCCAAGGGCTCACACCTGATAAATTTTTAGTACGCACCTTAAAGCTGTATTCGGTATCTGGCACAAGGCCGGTATACATATAGTTGTAACCGCTGGCGGTGTTTGGGTTGGCGTTTGGCTCGGCTGTTTGGCCTAAAAACTGCCATTCAAACGTTGTGCCTAAACTTGCACCGGTTACGCTCGCGCTTAGGGTAATGGTGTTATAAGTTACGGCGTCTATATTAACAACGGGAACGCCAGGTAATGCGACACTAAAACCAAACGATACCCATGCGCTACGAAAGCCAATTTTTGACGCGGCGCGCACGTCCATTTCGTAGTTACCTGCGTCTAGGGCGCTAATAATAAACGAGGGAGTAACGCTTGTTGTGGTGCTTAATAGCGTGCCGTTTTTATATATTTGTATATCAAAATGGCTGTATACCGACTCCCAATTAATTTGTACGTTGCCGTCGTCTAATAAAGTGCTGGTAAAATTAACCGGTGCGGCCACATTACGCGGATCGGGTAGTGATGTGTCCGGTATTGGTGGACGTACAACGCCACTTAACCAGTTGTAAATGTACGGTTGGTGCTCTCTAAAGGTTAATAAAAATTGCCCTGTTGATTGCTGAACGCTTTTAATTAATCTAAATGGCTTTTTGTCCCAGCCCAATTTATTGTGCGAAATAGGCACTACATCGCCCACGGTGTAACGCATAGCAATAGGCGCGCACAGTACGTTAAAGTTTAATGATTCGCGGCTGATCATGGCTATTATGCGGGCCATTTGGCGCGCTTCATAATAGTTATTACAGCTTGATACTTTAAAACGATACTCAAGCAATACGCCGTTATCTTCGGCCAACCACTGATCGGCCAGTTCGCTATCTGGCTCTGGGTAAATGGCGTCTTGGTCGCTGTAGCTTAGTTCTTTGTCTATGTATTCAACAATTACACGGTTATAACGTTTGTCTTTGCCGCCGTCGTCGTACTTTAACGAGCCTTTAAAATCACGCTCTGATAAGCCGTACTCGGTCGGTTCTTCGTCTTGCTCAATGATTAACGTTAGTCGCCCGTTAATAATAGGCATAAGCGCGCGCATTGATTTGCCCAATAACTCGACGTTATCAAGCAATGATGCACTGGTATCGATTGCTAAATTACAGGTAAATAACGGCTTGGTCGTGCTTGCGCCTTGGTATTCTGGCACTTGGGTTTTAGCGACTAGGCCCGCTGTTTTAAACGAGTCTAAATCGTAATCGCTGGCGCTTAAGTTTTTACCAAAAATTGGGTTGGTTAAATAATCAAGCGTACAGTATGCAGGGTTTTCGCTGTATTCTGTTATGCCTGTTTCAAGGTTTTTAACTTTACGGCCACGTATAACGGCACTTAGATCGGGTACGCCTGTAAAAGGTGCGTCGTCGCCTAAGCTCCACTCTAAACGAATGTAACTACATGCTAAGCCATCAAGTCGGTGATCTTTGGTTGCAGCATCCCAACCGGCGGCCTTTAAATGCGTTGTTGATAACCCCGCCATACCGTTTGTAAAATTATATGCATACGCCCAGCGGCCGCCGTCTTTGGCATCAAATTTACTATCGTTAATTGATATATCATTTAATAAAATATCGTCGATAGACTCTATTCCACCCTCGCACCACACAACAATAATATGCAGTAGGTCGTTTTTTACGTCGTCGCCGTCGTCGGGGTTGGTGGTGTTATAAAATACAATGGTGCCCGCTATTTTTTGCTCGCCATAAACAACCTTAATATGATCGTCACTTGATGGCTTAGTTATTTGGGTACCGGTTTGTTGCTGCTCTGGCTCAGGGTTAAGCCAGTTCATTATTAATTTAGTGGTAAAGTGGCGTATTTTTGAAAATAAACTCATGGTTCTAACTGCCTTTGCGTTGCGCCTCGGTCGTTACGGCTTGAGCCTGTAACAACGATACTTGTACCTTCTCGACCCCATGGAATATCTGTTATTACGGTGCCTGAAAATTCCATGCCTTTGCATGTTGGGTAAAACAACTGTTGCGATTTAAGGTTTGTTTTTCGTCCGCGCGCGGCTTCAAAATCGGCCCATATAGACGCGGCTTTTAATGTTAGCTTTGCGGTGGTTTCGCCTTCTTCGCCTGACTTGCCCGAAAGCAGGCCTTTCCACAATGTGGTGTTGTAAGCAACTTGCCCCGCTGCGTTAAACCATAATTTGCTTATTGTGACGGGGGCATTTAGCCAATTTGAAGTAAAAAAAAGCGCCGTCATGGCGCTATCTACTGTGCTTAGTTCTATGTTTATTTCGCCAATTTTGGGGCTTGATTGCTGCTCAATACTGGCTTTTGACTGCCAAAACCCCGCTTGGTATTTAACCCCGCCATGCACTATGTGCGCGCCTGCGTTGGTAAGTGTTAGGTTTGTGTCGAGTTCGATAGTTAGCGTGTGTGCGTGAGTATGTGGGGCTGATAAAATAGCGATTAGATCGGCGGGTAAATTAATCATTTATAAACTCCATAAATTCTACTTTTACGGCTAGCTCCTTACCTTCTCGGGCGCGCAATTGTATGTCTTGCTTGTCAGAAGTAAGGCGCATAACAAATTGCACACTTGAACCGGTTTTAAGACTGGTGTTTTGTGCTAATGCATTACGTAATGGCGGGGTAATATGCACGGTGCCTTGGCCTGCGCCGTTGCTGCTTACGCTTTGTGTAACCATGTACACTTTGCTGTGGGTGCTAAATTGTAAAAAATCGCCAGGTTCTAAAATGCCCGTTTTAGCGCCAGGTAAATTATATAAAGCCACGCTTTCACTGCCCTGATCGGCGGCGGTTCTTACTGCAGCTAGATCGGCACCCAACCCAATTGGGGGGTAAGGATTAGCAAATAAGCAATTGCCATACTCACCACCTAATGAACACACAAACGAAAACAAGCCCATAACATCGGCGTATTTAAGTTTTGGTGTGGTTAGGTCTATGCCCCATTTGTGCATAAACCCAATGCGGTTGGTTAGGTCTATACCGCCTTGGGTTGGGTCGGTTTGGGTTGTATCAAAACTGCGCAAGCGCGCTTGCTGGGGGAGCACGTACTTAACGGGAAAAATGAGCATTACGCTTTCCTACATAGGTCTATCGATAAGGTCTTGCATATCAGTTGCTATGCGATTTTTGTTGGCCTCGTACCACGAATCAAACCCATGTGTATCCATAGCGGTTACATTAAAGTTTGGTGCTATGGTTAAGCCGCCTTGGTTTTGGCTTTGATTGGCCATCATGGCGTACATTTCATCAATACGGTTTGCGCTTTGGTTGGTGTATACGCGCTCGCCTTTATCAAGTAGCCATGTTCCTTCGTTTGGTATTGCGTCGATACCGCTGTGCGCCATACCCGCCATACCTGCAGAAATACCCCCAATGGCGGTGGCCATTGGTGTTGCAACTGCTAATGCGGCGGCCATTGCTGCAGGCGCAGCAATTGGGCCTACAATTGGAATGGCGGCCGTACTTGCAAAGGCGTTTAAGCCTGCGGTTAATGCCATTGCACTTGCACTAGTGGCCATGGTTGTACCGGCACTTACTGCAGTGGTTTTGTTTAATACTTTTTCAATGGCCCATAACGCTAAGCGCTTTGCGCCCATTTCGGCAAGGGCGGCAATGGTTGATTTAACAACGCCCTGCATTACGCTGCGCATTGAGTCGCTAAAGCTTTGCTGGGTCATTACTGCATTGGCGACTGATTCGCCTATGCCTTGGGTGAACCTGTCAAACGTACTGCCCCACATTGCATCAAAGTCGGTGCTGGTTTGGGCGGCTTGCTCGCGCAGTTGCTCCATAAACGTTAGGTTTTGTTCTACGCGCTGGGCGTTAAATTCTTCGTTTGCCTGCAGTTCAAGTAACCTGTATTCGTCCTCGGTTAGTTTTTTAGCTTGAAGGGCGAGTTGCCACTCTTGCAATTGCACACCGAGTTGCGCGCGTTCTTCGCTCCAATCGTTTTCACGCATGAGTTTTTTAACAGCAAAATACTCTTGGGCTTGGGTGATTTGCGCCAGGTATGGGTTTTTGGTTTCCTCTGCTGGATCTTCCGTTTCCCCACTAACGGCAGGTGCAACACTTGGGTTGTAATTTAGGGTGCTTACATACGTTTGTGCTAGCCCCTCAAAGCGGGCTTTGGCGTCTGCATACCACTGTTCAAGATTTTGTGAAGGGATAGGCTCCATCATTAAATTGTGCAGGGCGGTTGTTGATTCTTGCGCCGATTTATAGGCGGCGGCTGTTTCTTCTTTGTCGAATAATTGCAGGGCGTCAAAGTTGCTTAATGAGGCTAAGCTTTGCGCCATTTTTGCGGCGTCGTCGTTAAAAAAACCTGCGGCGTCTAGCGCTTGCTGAATAGGAAAAACAACGGTTTTAATAATGTGTTGGCCCAATGACGTCATGCCGCTAAGCATGGCGTTTGCCCCTTCCATTACCAGTAAGCGCAGGCCGTTAAAACTGACCTTAAGTGCTTGCCAAATAACTTGAATACCGCGCCATGCATTGCCGACAAAGCCCGCGCCTTTTACCATTGTGCCTACTGCATCGGCTGCATAACTGCCCATGCCGCCTGCCTGTTTGGCATTTTCTAAAAACAAATCAGCGAGTGAGCCGATCACCGGTGCGGCCTCTGTTGCTAGGTTTTGGCTAAAGCTGCTAAATACTGATTCGGCGCGCTCTATTGAGTCGTTGGCCATTTCTACTTTGTTTGCATCGATACGATCAAGACTTATGCCAAGGGCGACGGCCTCGGCTCGCATGGCGTCAATGCCTGCGGCTCCCCCTTCAATTACTTTAAGCATGCCGGTGCCTGACTTACCAAACAATTCATAAGCAATGCGGGTTCGTTCTGATTGGCTTTCTATACCGCTTAGGGCGTCGGCCATAACGCCTAATTGTTCATCAGGTTTTAATTTATTTAAATCTTGGGCGTTAATTTGTAGCGCTTTTAATGTGTCGGCAAGTGGTCCAGTGCCTTTAAATGCGGCATCGGCTGTGCGCCGTGTCATGTTTTCTAAGCTTTTATCAAGGTCTTTATTTGCGACCCCTGACAATGCGGCAGCATGGCGTAACTCAGTTAGTGCGCTGGTTTGTATGCCTATGCTGTCTGAAAATTTGGCGGTTTGATCAATCGCGGCCGCTTGTTGCTTGTAAATACCCAACAAAGCACCCACCACCACGCCACCGGCTAATAAGCCCGCTTTGGCGTAGGTGTTCATATTACTGCGGGCGTTTTTAGCAAAGTTACTTACACTTTTACCCGCTTTGGTTAGCTCTTTTCGTAACGTGGCGCTGTTGCCGCCAATTTGTATATTTAAACTGGCTAATGTACTCATGCTGGTTTAGCTCCCCACGCTTGAAGGTATTGTGTTAGGTCGTCGGTTGGTAACTCGACAGTTTTAGGTTTTTGCGGGTTTGATTGCTCTTGCTGCAGCTTTTTAAAAGCGTAGATTTCTGCAAGTTCGTGGTTGTTGATCTGGCTTTTAAGTTCCGACGGGGTGCGCCCTAATTCCAGTGCAAGCGAAATTAGGAAACACCGCCAGCCATCGGTTTTTAGTTTTTTGTTAGTTCTTCTATGTCGGCGTCGCTAATATTGTTTAGCTTTTGCGCCTCATTAAACATTTTATTAATGTCGGCGGCTGGCATTTCGCCCAGCGTTTTAAGATCGTCCATGGTAAACACTTTGCTGCCTGCTTCATCTTCGGCGCTCATGATAACCATGATTGCTTTTAATGATACGTCGGTTTTTGCTTTGCCTTTTCCGTCAAGTATGGCGCTTTCAAATTCTTCTTGCTCCATTGCTGTAAGGGCTTTTATGTATAATTCACCATCGGGTAACGTTACTTTTGTTCGGGTTTTTATGCCTAGTTTTGCTAAGAATTTCTTTTTATTAAACGCTGCCATTATGCAACTCCATCGTCTTTGTTAATGCCAAGCTTTGCTTGAAAACGTAGGCCTTTTTCGGGTTCAAGTTCACCCATTACAAACGAGCCAATAACACCGGTAAACGACCACTCTGGGCCTTTAGTGCCCACTCGCAGTAAAAACTTACGCTCTTTACCATCTGCATCAGCGGCTTTTA